CACCAATTCCGAATGATTCATTCAACAATGATTTTAGTTTTGTTGATTTGTTTTCATTCATTGATTCAATCATTTTCTTAGCTTCATCTTCGATTTGTTTTTTAATCTTAGATGGAAGTTTTTTATCGTAGAATTTGATTTTACCTTTGTTATCAACGTGAGCGATGTTTTTGTAATCACCTTTTTCTTCTTCAGCTTTATTGTAAATGGTTAATCCATTTCCTTTACGAGCCATTCCTAAATCGTAAGTTACTTCAGCAACCATACCTTCCATCAATCCAATCGCAGTACTACCAACAACTCTTTCAGCACCATCTGCATATTTGTTGTTTAGGATTGCAATCTTTGCTGGTTTATCAATTATATACATTGGTATCATATTAGTACCGAATGAATATTTAATACCTGCCTTTTTTAACCCACTACCAATATCCATAAACGATTTAGCATCTTTTACGATATCAGCAAGTTTATCTAACATAGCATCATGCTTACCTTCGTTTACTGATTCTTTAACACCTTCTAATAATTTTAATTCTTTATCAGAGTAAACATCTGCATAATACCATTTTTTATCTTTTTCATTGTAAAGGTAAACATATTCAGCACCAGCTTTATTACCGGCATCTTTGATGTATGTTTCAATACCATCCAAATATCCTTTTAGATGTTTCCCACCTTTTTCACCTCTATCTCTACCATAGAAAATAGTTTGGTCTTTTGCAGGATTAGCGAATGAATGGTCTTTACCACCATCCATCTTTTTATCTAATACAGAAATACCTACACCACCATCTACTTTTAAAAGTTGGTTTACTTTACCACCTGAATAGTATTTCTTTGCAGTTGCACCTACACCATCTGGATATCCATCGTAGTGAACATATGTTGAAAGAATATTTCCACTTTTGGTTATTACACCAATTTGAGAACGAGTTGCCTCATTTATCAAATTCTCTGAAATTAGTTTTTTTAGTTTAATCATTATTTCACCTTACCTTTTTGAATATCTCTTTCCAATTCTTCAGCAGCTCTTTGAACATCTACTACCGATTGGTTGATTGGGACATTACGATATTTAGAAATTTTTCTAACGGCCAGCATTACAATTCTTTTTTCTTCAGATGATGCACCTTCGTTTACTGATGGTTTTTTTATCATATCAGATAACTTCATTGATTCTTTGGTGAACTCTTTTGCGTTCTCCTTATCATCTGTATCTACATCTTTTACTGGATATTTTTTACCATCTACTTCAAACGAATCATCACCATTTGCAATTGCCTTTGCTCTTGCTGCTCCGAATTCATTTCCCTCTTCCATTTCTTCAGTTTCATTGATTTCGTAATACTTACCAAGAACTTCACCAATTTCATCATACGATGATTCTAATCTTTGTTGTAGTGTTGATACTTCTTTAAGAGTTTTTTCAAATACTTTAAAAGATTCATTCATTCTCTTCATATGTCTACCAACAGTAACACCATCAAACCAATCTCCAGTTTCTGAAAGGGTTACTTTGTTTGCAACCTCAACCAAACCTCTAATTGATTCATACACTTTGGTCAATCCTTCTTTTCTGTAAACGGATTCACCATATGCTTTATATCCCTTTACTGCTTCTAAAAAAGCCTGTTTTTGTTCAGTTGTTAATTCTTCAGCTTGTGGTCTTTCTTCTTCCTCTTCCTTAACAAATGATTTTGCATAAGGATTAGAATATACTTTTCCAATTTCTACTGATTCGTTTAATAAATCTTTTAGTTTTTTCATTTGAATACCTTATTATATAGAACAAACACCATCAATCTCGCAGATGATATCTCTTACCAATGTATTAATTTTTTTATATGATTTTGTAGTACCTCTACTAACTGATTCGTTTACGGGTTTCATAAATGCACCATGTGTTGATGGATTAGAAACAAAATCCCAACAAATCAAATCAAAATCATCTTCTACTGTTACTGTCTTACCATTATTAGATTCTTTTACCGAACCCATACCTCTTGATGAGATACCAACCGTACACCCGGCTTCTAATAATTCTTTAAGTATGTTTCCTGCTGGTGTTTTTAGGATTTCCACTTTACCCATTACATCATCACCATCCCACCATACGTTTCTTACAATGTGAGATGTGTTCTTTAATTCAACAACTGATGATTCTGGATGGTCTAATTCACCAAACGCTCTATTTTCTTTTACTTCTCTACCCATATACTTTTTTACTTCTCTTCTGAGAATTTCAGTAGGATAGATTCTACCATTTTGGTTTTCAGCCTCAGCACGTTGGAGTACTCCCTCAACAATCAACCTACCATTGTTCTCTTTCAATGATTCGTTGATTTGAGTTTTACTCATTTTAAATGGTATAGTATCAATTAATAATTTACTCATTACTTATCCCACACTTTACGTTTCTTATATAGGTCAAACATAATTTGTGCAACCTCATATCTAATAAGTAGACGAATATCTTCCAAATCCTTATTTGAAAGTTCCTCTTTTAGCACCTTTTTATTATGTTTCTTACTTACACTCATGCACTTAACTCTTTAAGTTGTCTTGCAACCTTTAACATTCTTTCAGAAATTTTTCCAAATCGTTTTTGTGTAGATTCCCAATACTGTCCAGCGTGTACACCTGCTTCGGTTTTTAGTTTTGCGTTTTGATTAACAATTCTCTCTAACTTAAACATCATACTATTGATTTCTTTGATTGAATCATTTATTTTCTGATGTTGTTTTCTTGAATCATCTTTCTTAAACTCTTTATATGAGATTTCGTTTATCTTATTCTCTAATTTACGTTCTAATGCTTCTAATTTCTTAGTATTCACTTTTTTCTCCTTAGATTTCTTATACCCTAATACCTCAATGTGGTCATCATCCAAATCATCCTCATCGTTACTCTTAGCAAATGCATGGGGAGTTTTGATTGGGCCTTCACCACCATCTAAGTTAGCAGTTACATTGGCTTCTTCTAACTCATCAAACTTATCTTCTATTTCTTTTAAGAAACTTTTCATTTAAACACCCTCTTTAGTTCATCATACAACTCATAGTATCTGAGTAATGATAATACTTGTGATTCGGTTATAACTTTTGATGATTTTAACTTAGATGCTAAGGTAATTACCTCATTAATCTTGATTTTGGTTACTTTATCAGTAATTTTAATAGATTTGAGTGATTTTTGAAGTTCAGTTGTTTCTCTAACAACAAAACTCTTTAATTTTTCTGAATTATCAACTGATTCGATATATTCTTTAAGAATATTACGTTGTTTATTAGATAAATTAGTATATTTGGTGTTAAAGTTCTCTACTAACATCTTCCATGCCAATAATCTTACCTCTTTAGGTTGTTTTGAGTAATCTTCATTGATAGTGGTAACAATTTTGTCGGAATTTTGTGTTTTTCCTGTTAAATGTTCCATCAATGTTGATTTACACTCAACATATTGCTTTGGGTTATCTGAATTTTTGTATTCAAACAATTTATAGATAGATGCATTCTCCTTATAGTTAGAAACTCTATACTTAAAGAAATCTTCTAATACAAAATTCTTCTTAATATCTTTAATTAAGTTGTATTTTTGTTTGTTTAGAGTAGTTTCGGTAAGTTTTGACCTTTCTTTTAGGATAATATTTAAAAATTCACCTGCTTTGTATTCTGAACTAAACGATTCTTTAATCGCAGATTGATACAACTTCAATTCTTTTGCCAATTCCGTCTTTTTCCCAAAGTGTTCTTTGATAATTGCTGTTGCCTTTGAATCTTTATTGTTCAAAGTATCTGTCGCAATCTGGCGTACTAGCAATTCGAATAGAATGCCTGTGTTTTTGTACTTACTATGCTTAATGTTTTTCATTAGTTCCTTCTATTTTTGGTAGAGTAACCTATATATTTAGTTATAAATATCTTAATTATCAGAATTCAATATATTTTTCTCATCTAATAGTGATGATTCGACAATATCATCATCAATTTTAAGAGATTCTATAATTATCTTCTTACTCTTTACTTTCTTTTTCATATTTGATAACATAGAATTAGTTACCTCTTTGTTCAATACTTCATTTGCGTTGTAAGAATGTCGTATTGAATCTGATTTTACATCAATTCCTTTATTACCTAATGGGTCTCTACCAAATGGTGATTTATCTTTACCATATGTACCAGTTTCTGTTGGTCTACCTGCACCTTCATATCCACCTTCAGGTGAACCACCTTCATTTTCACCAAAAGGAGAACCACCACCTTCAGAATCATCACCACCTTGCTGAGATAGTGATGCTAAATCATGTGGAGTACCAAATGATTCACCAGTCTTAGCAGGGTCATTACCTTCTGATTCAATCTGTTCGTGTCTAAATCCAAGTTTCAAATCGTTGATAACTCTGTATTGTTCCATCTTCCACTCATCTTCACTCATATTGAATACGTTTTTGTACATCCACTCTTGAGATAACATTTTAAGGTCTTTCATATCTCTGACAAGATTTACTTTTTCAGACCAAAGATTTGCTTTCTCTTGTTCGTAAATAATAGATGGTGTAGTAAGTTCTAATTCGAAGTTTACTAAATCCTCATTCTCATAACCCTGTGCGTATAAGTGTACAACTGCAATCTTAGTTAATTCTGAAAGAACAATCTTTTGGATTCTCTCAACTGAACGTGCGAATCTGATATCTTCTTGTGCAAGAGTTGCTTTACCTTCAACACCTTCTTCGTATCCAATAAATGCTTTTGGAACTTTCAGTGCTGCCATCATTCTGTTCTTTAGGTATTCAATATCATCAATACCACCGAACTCCATACCACTAAGAGAATCAATCTCAGTACCACTCTGTCCACCTCTAACAGGTAAATAATAATCTTCCAACATATTTTGAAGATTGAACTTTAGGTTGTACTCACCTGTTGTTTCATCAACATAAGGAACTTTCTTCATCTGGTCGATGATGTTCTGCATATATGTATCAACCTCTGCAGGTGGAATATTACCAATATCAATCTTAAAGATTCTCTTTTCAGGTGCTCTCATAATTCTATGAATCATCATAGCATCTTCCATAAGAATTAATTGTTTCCAAGTCTTTCTGGCACCTTCTAATAGTGAACGACCATAAGGTAGGAAGTTTGTATCAGTCAATAATCTGAAATGTGCAACCTGAAACGATTCTAAAAACTTAGTGTTGTTTCTTTGTGAGATTGCGTTTGTGTTTTGTTCTTCAACTTCGAAACGTACTGAGTATGGGTTATCCATATCGTAACCTTCTTCTCTTCTCGTTTCGTATGCTGATAATGGTGATGCGTTTACAATTCCCAACTCATCATCAATATCTAAATAAAGATAATAATCACCATATTTGTTCATACCTCTAACCCAACTCCAAAGGTTGAATTCAATATTCAATACATCATAGAATAAGTTGTGTAGGGTTTTCTTTAGTTTCTCATCTGATGAGTTGATTCTGAGTACATCACCCATATCGTTTTTAAGTGTACACTCATCTGAGTAGATATCTAATACTGATGAAATAATGGAATCTTTATCCATTGCTTCATAATCAGTATATAGTTCTAATTTGTTTGAATGATAATTAAATCGTTCATTGTAGGTTTGCCAATTCTTTCGTGAATTTGAACCATGCAATCTACCATATCTATCGTAGTATGCTGAACCTCTACGATTACCATCACCTTGTAAGCGGGATGAATCGACTACCTTTAATTTATTTTTACCGACCTTTCTTACAACTACCTGAGTTGAGAATAATCGTTGGAGTCTACTAAATAATGATTTATCTGCCATAATTTTTGTTCTTTATTACAATATCCCTACAAACTATAAATATGATAAAAAATAGATTTACAATAACCAAGTGATATCTTCATCACCTCTACCAGTTTTTACCTTCCACGAATCTTTTCCTTTTGATTGATTCGTTCTAAATACACCTGTATTTTTAGAGGTTAATGATAATGCTCTTTTATTGAGTTCGATACCTTGTTGTCTTAATTTTAATGCGGTATCTCTTACCCATAGAGATGTTGAGAAGGAAATTACCAAGTCATCATTATAACCCTGTTGTGCTTCTGCTCTACTACCATTCCAAATGAATACAAACAATTCATCTATCAACCTTTTAGAACGAATAATAGGAACTCTTTCTCTCATATAGGTATCTAACTTAGATATCACCAATGGTCTGGTTCTACTTGTCATTGAGAAACCAGGCACCATCTGAGATTTATCTTTTAAATCATATCCTTTTTGTAAATGAATATCATCATCTACATATCCAAACTCTTTGTAGGAATAATATAAGTTTGAATAATTTCTATCAATTGCTTCTTGGATTACTGCCCATCCAATATTTGCGTTTTCAATTACTAATAATGCATCGTTCCATTCGGTTGCAACATTTACCAACATATTACCATAATGCTTGGTTTCAATCTTACCTCTGTATTCTGCAACCTGTTCAACCGATTCTACATCAATAACGTGAAATGCCGAATAATCAGCACCATCTCCCCTCGCAACATCCGCAACTACAATATAATCTTTTGCGTAGTTTGGTTGTTGCCAAATCCAATAGTTTCCATCAAACCCCCTTTTCTCAACCGGCTCTTGTACATGAGTTTCTTCATACCATTGTAGAAGTTGTCCATCAACAACTGTATAACCAGATGAAATAAAATCACAATCACATTCTTGTGCTGCCATCTTTTCACCTAATAGTTGAGTTTGTTCTGCTCTCCATTTTTCATTTCTTTCTGGATGAACTGTCCAATGGAGTTTGATTGGATTCCAACCATCGCCACCTTCACCTTTTAACCATGTCTTATGAAAGAAGTTACCAACCCCATTTGGAGTTGATAGTACAATTGCTTTACCACCAGTCGAAAGTGTTGATTGTGCAGATGCCCAAATTGAATCAATACCTTTGATAAACGCAGCCTCATCAATAATCAACATTGATAGTGCTTCGGAACGACCTGCATCACCACTTGCTGATGTTGCTTTGATTGTTGAACCATTTCTTAATCGTAAGGATAGTTTGTTATCTTCTTCGGTATCGCCTCTTAACCAACTCGGCAAGTTCTCATGCATATACCTAACCTTAGTAACTAAGTTCTTAGCTACCTCTTGTTTGGTTGCAATTACCAATATGTTTTTATCTTCGTGGAATAACATCATCCATAAAGAATAACCTGCGGATAATGTTGAGATACCTAACTGACGTGATTTGAGGATTACGTTATATCGGTGGTCGTTAAACTCACCCATAACATCTTCTTGAAAAGGATACAAATCAAAAAGAATTTTACCTCTCTTTGGGTGTTGTATATAACAATACTTCTTAAAGAAGTAAACTGGGTTTTGAGCACATTTAACGTACTCTTCTCTAATAAGTTCTTTTATACTCTGCCCCATATACTACTTACCCAATTTCCATAGGAACTGAGTAGATAGTATTGGTTGTAAATTTTCATTGATACCAACTCCCAGTCCGAATGCTTGTTTTTTTCTTGTTCTATAAAGGAGTTGACCACCAACATAATTAAATTGATTTTGTGTACCATTTAAACCGAAACCAATATAAAATTCTCTTGCGTTGATATATTTGGTTTCGGTAATGGTTACAGTTGGGTATATTAAATCGTATTGAATATTTCTTGCCATAATTTTATTCTGAGATACACTATCAGTAATTCGTAGATTTAACGAATCTAAATTTTGTACATCTTCATAAACATATGTTGCGAAATAATCTTCAAGTATAGATAGTGTATCAATCGGTTGTAGTACATTTACTGTATCAACCTCTTTAACTATTCTTGTAACTACTTTTGGAATATACTTTGGAATCTCCTTTGTAATTGTATCATATTTTACTTCGGTTTTTGTAACAATAGTTGGTTCAGTTGGTGTTACTTCACCACTACCACTACACTGTCTCATTAGTAAGATAACAATTATCAATACTAAGATTATTACATTTCTAATATCGCCGAAGTATTTATTCATTTATTTTTTGTGATACAATCCGTACACCTTATTTACTAAGTTTGTTTTTGTTAAGTTAGAATCTAACTCAACTTTAAAATCTTTCTTAGCTAATTTAAGTAGCTCATCTTTTTTCATTACTCTTAAAGAACTCTTTGTTGGTTTAGTTGATTTCCTACCCTTTCGTTTAGAACCCCCTGCTGCTTCTGCAACATCAACAATTTGTTCTTTTAAATCTTTTGCAGATTTTTTAACGTCTTTGAGTTCTTGTTTTACTCTTTTAACTCTACGTTTGGCTTCTGCTTTAACTTCCTCTACTTTGTCCTCAACAACATCAGGAATTAAATCACCATCTTCATCTTTAATCTTACCTGTCTTTTGTAAGATAACGATTGCTATTGCCAAAACTGTTGCAATCGCCAAAATAACTAAAATTGTGTTCATAATAATACTTGTTTTAAGTTTAACTGTTTAGAATAAATATTAAACTTTTTTTAATAAACGTATTTTTAGATTTGTATCACCTTTTATGATTCTGTGATACTCTAACTTTTTGATACTGATTGTATCACCCTCTTTTAATTCGAATGGTAGTTCATCATCGTATTGAAACTTCCAACCCTTACCTTCTAAGATTGTAACTTCTCTATCTTCTTTATCTCTGTGCCAAACCAATTCTGATGAATCGGTATCTACTGAGAATTCTCTAATGTAAGTGTTGTTTCCTTTACTTACTTCGTTGTATGGATTACCACCACTGTCCACCACCACTTAAACCTAATGATTTTGCGTAACGAGGTAATCTACAACTCCAATATGATGCAGTTGTTTTATCTTTGGTTTGTTCACATTTGTGTCTTGCTTTGAAAGCTGCTTTTGCTTTCGGGTCTTTTAACTTTACTGCTAATTTACCACCACCGCTATCGGCACCGAACTTAATCATTCGAACATTTCCACTCTTTGGGTCTTTCACATATACTTTGAACTTACCACCACCACTATTGTTTCTCATTGGTTTTGATAGTTCAACTTTCTTACCCTGATATTCTGCTTCTACTAACATTGGAAAATCTAAAAGTACATCGTTACCTTCGTATACACCAACCTTACCAATATCAGAACTTAGGAACATATCTAAATCTTCTGAAACTGCTTCTAATTTTAATGCTCTTAAATCGTTGTAGTACTCAAAGAATTTTGTAGAACCATATCTGTATGGGTTTTTATGTAATGCGATTTTATTATCCACATTGTACATTATACCTTCGTTGATTTTCATAATATGATTCCTTAGTTAATATATGATGTTAATTCGAATTTACCACTATCCATTCCATATAATGAAATGTTTAATGCTTTTCTTTGTGGTTTGCCATTCTTTGTTAATCCAACTGAGAATGAATGTGTTTTACCAACACCTGGTCTTAAACGATTGTGTTTACCACCCATTGCGATTTGAGTTTGCCAATCATCTTCATCAATCTCAAACCCCTTTTTCTCAGCGTACTTTCTTGCAGCATCTGCCGCATCGGATGCAGATTTATAATAATCTTCATTTATTGATTCTGAGAATTGTTTGATTATTTTCTTTTGAACTGGATTTCCTGGTTTACCCGCTAATGCTGATACAATTGCCATTCTTTCTGGAAGTTTACCCTTTTCAACAAATTTAAGAAGTTTAGTAATATTCAATCCATGTTTAGAAACGAAATCCTCAACTGCTTCGGGTCTTGTACCTGTGTAGTATGCAATCTTTTTGATTTGTGGTTCAATACCTTCATTTACTGATTCATCAACACCTTTGATTTTTTTATTAACCATCATTGTGATATAACCATCTTTTTTCAAATCCTTTTCAAACTTCACTGCCATATCTTTATCTCTATATGCAGCTTGTGATGGTTTATCACCTTTTTTCTTAGCGTAGAAAATAACATATGCTTCGTTTACATTATCTTGGTGTAGAACCTTAACATCCTTTACATCACTTGTGATTTTTCCTTTAGGAGTATTGATGGTTACTTTGTTTCCTTTAACCGAAACTACCATACCAGTTTTGTTTTTTGATTTAAAGTGAACAAAATCACCAATCTCAAAATCACTAACACTTGCTTCGTTTACTGATTCGTTTGTGAATGGTATATCTCTCACATATTTTTTCCAGTCATTGTATTCAGGCGCCATTCCGACGGGTTGTATGTATTTTACTAACTCTCTCTGGTCTCTTAGTTCATAGATTGGTGTAGCGAATTTTGATTTCAAATCAACGTAAAAGTGTTCATCATAGTAATCAATAACATATGCACCCTTCTTACCTTTAAGGTAACCATCTTTATTATGAAGTAAAACACCAGTAGCACCAGTTGGATTTGATTGTGATTCAATATATTTTACAGGTGCATCTTTGATTAGCTGATAGTACTTGTGCCCTCTACGTGGTTCAACCATACCTTCACTTACTGATTCTTTCTTTTTGGTTCTCCAACCACCACCAGCATCTTTGTATTGTTTTGCTGCCCAAGCATTTGCATATGCTGATGGGTATACATCAAACTTCTTCTTTGCTTGTGATTTGTAGTAAGACCATTTAGATGGGTCGGTTGGAACATTCTCTTCAGTAAGTTTCATTACTCTCTCTTCCAATCCCTTTTCTTTTACTACTTTCTCAATCGTATCAACGTGTCCTTGTATGT